CACCAAAATCCATATGAAACGGGTTACCTACATATAAGATAGTTCCTCTTCCGAACTTCTTTTCATGTCTTGTATGAAAATGACCAGATATTACTAATGGGCTTTTTTCGAGGAGCTCTTTAACCTTAATACCTTCTTCACATACTTTATAAGAATTCATTTTGAAAGTTTCTATCTCAAAATGACCAAAGATCACATCACTCTCTGGTATTTCTTTAATACTTGTGTTCCAGGGACAAAAGGTAATAGTTCGATCAAAAGCTTCGATTGTATCAAACTTATCCAAAATAATAACGTTTTTGCGCTTCTTAAAGATAGATAAAGAATTAACATCTGTTCTATGTTTATAATAGATATCATGGTTGCCCGTGAGGGCAATAATATTAAAATCACATAAGATATCAAACACATCTGCAGATATCTGCAAAGTATTTACTGATATTTCACTTCTGTTATGATGCCAATCACCACAGAAGATTATATCTTTGATATTTTTCCGTTTACACTCGTCTTTAAACCAATGCGCCCATTCTATAGCATAATTATGCCAGTCTGAGCTATTTGAATGTACACCTAAGTGAAGATCGGAAAAAATAGCAACTCTAGGCTTACTAATCTTCAAAAGAATTTTCTTCGTCAGGTGGTTTTACATAAACATGACCGTGTGTGTTTTCCGGATTGGACATATAATCTTCATATACATGCTCTCTATACTTTGTAACGGCTTCATGGTGCTTCTTTTCCTTTTTAATACGGTTAATAAAGGCATGATATGCTATGGTTGTAAAGTAAGAAAAGGGGTTTGTCGCTTTCGAGAAGTCAAATTTTTTATGTTTTAAAGCAGAATACATTTTAATAAGAGCATCACCAATCATATCGTCTTTATATGTATAATTAATAAATGATGCATTATAGCTTAAACCATAAGCAATTTTTTTAATATTTTCTGCTAAGTCGTCTGTTAAAATATCAGAATCATAATACTTTTGAAGTGATGCTTTAAAAATCTTAGGTTCTATATAATATGGTTTCTTCTCTTTTGGGTTTTTCGATTTACCGGCCATTTCCTTATAATTATATAATCATATTATTATTTTTCAACAATCTTACTCTCTGTATATTTTATTTTCTCTTTTATATAAATTTCTTTACGTTTTTCACAATGACGAATTCCATATCTTAATCGATCGCATATATCAAATATAATAAGTTTGTTTTTTGAAGAGTGTTTACGTAATCCTCTACCAATTGACTGTACAGTTCGTATAAAAGACTTACCTCCAGAGGCAAAAATAATATTATGCAGGTTTTTGATGTTAATACCGGTGGAGAAAATAGCGCTTATGGCAACACACACTACATTTGAGTCCTTTTCCATTATTTTCTTTATTTTATCACGTTCTTCCACTTCTACTTCACCTCTAATGAAGTAAACCTGCTTGCTTGTTATGGTATCTAGGTATACTTTTAGTAATTCCCCGTGTTTAATGTGATTAACTAAAATTAACGTATTGTTATCTAGCTTACCACATAGTTTTGCCAAAAACAGGTTTCTAAAATCACTTTCATATATAAAATCTAACTCTTCTACGTAGGCATTATCAGAAAGATACCTTGGAAGTGTGTTATACTCTAAGTTTAGTACTTTTACGTTCACATTTGCTAAGTAATCCTCTAATCTTAGCTCATAACTCGATTTTTCATATATAACTGGTCCAAATTTACCTATAATAGACCACCTATCTAGATTATTTTCCGGGAGGGTGCCTGTAAACCCATATTTGTTATGTGTTGCTATCTTAGAAACAATCTTACTGATCTTATTTGATGCTTTTATCTTGTGACATTCGTCAACTATCAATAAATCAACATACTTTAACCAATCATTGTCGTTAAACCGGCTCTGAACTATACCTATATTGCAAATTATTATATTAGCCGTTAAATCTGGCTTAGTTTTACCCGTCCACTTTGTAAGTTTAAAGGTTGTCCCGTAATTCATGTACTCATCATACGTCTGCGATACAAGACCTAAGTCAGGTACTAACACAACGCATTTAAAAGTATCTTTATCCGGGCAATTTTGAAAGTAATTTTCAATAAGTGCTGCTGTTGTAAGCGTTTTTCCGGCGCCTGTACCCAAAACACACGTACCTCTCCCCATTTTTATTGCTCTTTTAACAACATCCTCTTGATATTCTCTTAAATCGAGCGTAAAGTCTTTATATAGGTCATCAAGCCACCCTTCTTTACCTACTTTTAACACCTCCTGTAACTTATCTGTTACGTCTACGTCTATTTTTACCTGCTGTTTAATAAGATACTGCCTTATCTCCCAATATAGACCTACTTCACATGCTCCTGTACCTGTAATTGCATATTTTCTTCTAGCTGCAAAGCGTCCTCTGTATCTAGCAAAGCGGGCCCCTTCATTTTCTACACTAAAGTGCTCTCTTATTTGATCAAATAGGTCTTGATCATCAGTTCTAAGCTGAATCTTGCGATTACTTGTGTTATAATCAAAAGTCAACATTAGAGCTGCTCCATTTTATTGATATCGATAATGTTCTTAATTTCCCAATGCATGTTACCCATTATTTTTTCTACCTTTTCAAGATATTCAATGATAGTGTCTTGTTCAGCAATGCCTTTGTTAAGAGAGTCTATTGATTCGTGTTTTTCAGCTGCAGATTCAGCTGCTAGTTGACTTATTCTTACCGGTGAATCAGTAATTACCTTCTTTACAAGCTCTTTTTTAATTTTTTTCTTGTCTCTAATAAGAGAATTGCGTTTAATTTTAGCTTCCATAAGTCTCGCTACCCAAAAGTGCTTACGAGCCGGGAGTCTCATTTGTGCTTCTTTAATATTAAAGTCATCGAGTACTAGATCTTGTCCAATCTCGTTAATATATTTCCTTAGCAATTCCATCTATATATTATAAATATAATTATAATGGAATCAACCGGTAGATTTGAGAAGAAATTTTTAAATATATTAAAAGAGGATAATATTGCAGGAGGTGGAGGAGCGCTTGGGGGCGGTGCAGGATTTGATCCAGAGGCCGGTGAAATAAATTCATCTGATTGGTATGCACCTGGTGATGCAAGAATTCCTAAAGTATTAGGAAAGGGGAAGGTACAGACGCGTAATCTTGCAACAGGTGGTAAGAAAAAAAAGAAAAAGAAAAAAGAAAAGGGTGTTAGTTATGCGACGGGAGAAGAGAATGAAGAGGATAAAACTAATCAACCAAAAGGTTTAGACACTTGCTGGGAAGATGGTGACTTAAAGATTTGTATGCCTGAAGTACTCGAATATCTAGATGATAATAAAGTACCTGTAAAGGAGGTTAGCACTGATAAATTAAAGTCTATCCTTATAGCTGGTCCTAGAGATCCTAAAAGAGTACAGGCCGCTGATTTAAAGTATCCCGCTGTTGTTGTAGTAGATATGAAGGGTAAATATAAGAGCATTTTGGATGGTAATCATAGAGTAGAAAAAGCTATAAATAATGACATACCAACTATAAAGGTTCGCGAGCTTGATCTACGAGATGCTCCGGAGGAATATAAAGAGCTGTTTAATTACGAGATAGAAAAAGAACATGGATAACTTTAAAACATATTACCAGGTTAATGAAGCTACATATTACCAGGTTAATGAAATTTTTGACAAGGCTAAGAAAGCGGTAGCGGCGGTGGCCGGTGCCCCGGGGAAGGTCGCTGACGCGGCTGTTGGTGCTATGGGTGATTTAGCTGTACCGGATATTGCAAACATTAATACGTTTGAAGACTTAAACAGGATAATTAAGGGTCTAATTACTAAAGCTAGGGTTGGAGAAGTTGCGGACCAAGCAGTTAGTTTTGCGGTCGACCAGGTGTTAGGAGTGTTTCCATTTGCAAGTAATATTAAATCGGGAATTGATCTTTTAAGGGGGGCTACGAAGCAGCCGGATGGAGAGGATACTGGGTCTTTTATTGATAAATTAGATGTGGATGATGAGTTATCAAAGATTGTCGATGATCCTATAGAGGGTAATTTTCTGAAACATATCCAAAAGGTAATTGAAAAGAAGAAGGGTCCTATACCACCGGATTGGAATATGAATATGCAGCTTAAACAGTACTTATCAGACGAGTTTGAAGGTCGTACTGTGGCAGGGTCAGAGGAAGACAAGCCGGTAGCAGATCCTCATTTAAAGAGTATAAAAGCTTGAGTGATTTAGGACATTGGGAGGGGATCCTCGAAGAAGGTACAGACTTGCCTTATGGTTTCATTTATAAGATAACAAATCTTACTAATAACAAGAAGTATATCGGTAAGAAGCAGTGTAAGTCTATTAGAAAGCGGCCGCCTTTAAAGGGGAAGAAAAATAAGCGCCGACATGAGGTAGAGACTGACTGGAAAACGTATACATCCTCGTCAAATCAGCTTAATAAGGATCTAGATTGCATAGGAATTGATAAATTTAAATTTGAAATCCTGAGATGGTGTGATTCAAAGTGGGAGTTGAGTTATTACGAGGCTAGATTACAATTTAAAGAGGAAGTATTGTTAAGAGATGACTACTATAATGGCATCATCAACCTTAGAATCGGTAAACGACGAAAGTAGTCACATTTATATACCGAAGATTCATAAAACTATAATAAATCTCGGTTACTTCTTAGCTAGGTCCTTTAATGAGTATGCTTTTCATCTCGTTGAGAATAATTTAGAACTAAATCGTCATGATAAGAACAAGCTCGGTATTCATTTTATTTTAAATCAGGTAATTCAAGCTGTTAATATAGATAGAGAGCATAAAAAACTGTTTTACTACAAAACAGATGAGAGGGTCATTGAGTATCAACTTGTAAAGCGTATCTTTAACACATTACCCAGTGTAATTAAGTATGGTAAAGTTGGATTTAGAGAGTTTATTGAAGAGCAAGACTATGAAGCGTGGAAGAGCCCCACAGAGGCGCAACTATCCTTTAGAAACTTTAGGAACTTCCTTAAAAGATATGATCTAAAGCATCTGGAGAGGGAGTTTCTTGACGATGTAAATATAAAACTCTCACTACTTCCATAAATATATACATGAGTAAATTTCTAAGGCTGGTACAAGAGAATCAACCCGGTGAAGACAAATACACTGTAGAGCTAAAAGACAGTTCCGGTAAAATAAAAAGACATATTGCAATATTCGGTGTTGATCGGGCTATTTTCGAAAATTTTCTAGTTTTTGAGGAAAGTGTTCATGGCAAAGAAATTCCTATCCCTGTAGAAGACCAAGAAGAGGAATTAACTGCAAATAAGGCGATTGAAGACGAAGCAGCTATGGATCCCAATGGATTGGCTGGTAAAGCTGTTCAAAGGCGGAAGGAAAAAGTGGAGCGCGCTGTAAAGGACTACGAGCAACAAACTTTAGGATTATAAAATGAAAACACTAAAATTAATAGAACAGTATAAGAGTCTTCTCGAGCAAGATGAAGTCGAGCAGGTTGAAGAGGTTGATGTTGAGGTTGCTGATGCAACTGATGTGGCTGATGTACCACCAGCTCCTGAGGGCATTACATCGGAGGGTGAGATATATATTGCTGACTTGTTAACGAACGCCTTTATATATGCTCCTAATATGGATGATATTAATATCGCTGCAGAAGTAAACAAACAGTTTGGTAGAACAGAGCCAAGAAAGGTTATTGAGACCATAGAAAGGCTAATTGAATTCTCTGATGAGCCTGTTGAACAAGAACTTGAAACCGTAGACGCACACTAATCATGCAATGGTCGTTGGAGGACATTTATAAGAAGCAGGTACGTGGTAATATTCCACGTCGTAAGCATCTTAGTGTGTTAGGTGAGGCACAAGTTGAAATCACATTTGATGATGGAAATAAGAAAGTGGTAGATATGGATGACACAAAGGCCGCAAAACTCTTAAAACTCTCTGATCAAGAAGAAAGAGGTGAAATTAGAGAGTGGGTAGCGTCAGGAGGATGGGATTCTAAAGATGCGCAATTTCTTTTATCTCAAAAACTAAATACTATCTACACTAATACCATTCAGTTGGCAAATGCGGAAGTAAGGAGGGAGTTTTACGAGCAGGTTGCAGAGCTTACTGCTCAAAATAACGGGAAGTTAGAAAATAGACATGGAGCAACGCTTAAGTCACACATTTTACGAGAAGCTTTAAACAAGGGCAAGGTTTCCAACATTTACACGTTCCTAAACGCAAAGTTAGGAAATAGATTTCCACTGCTCGTTGGTGTAGATTCCTTAAAACAAATAGGTGAAATTGCTTTCGCAGAGAGTGCAGTCGGAGTTGGACCGGGCGAAGCACTGTTAACTTTATTTACCGAAGGTGAAAACCCAGCTACAGGTGATATCGTGTTGCCTAATGGTGATGAGGTTGAGCTAAAGGGAGCACAAGGCAGACCAGGTAAAGCGATGGTCGCAAAATTAGTCCGTAGTTTTGAAGATTATGCGGCCGGCGCTTATATAAAAGAAGAAATTCCGCCTGTGACTATTAAAAATGCCGAACGGGGGTTAGAGGAGATTGAGAAAATAGGTAATGAGGTGTTAGAAGATTATAAAGCAAAAGGTAGACAACTACCGGCTTCAATAACAAGTATAATATCAATTGTACAAGATAAACAATATAGTGTTGAGGACAAGGCGATAAAACTCTATAAGAAACTCGGTGCCGGTTATTGGGGAGATGTAAGTGACATAATAGCCTTAGGTGATCTTGTTTACCAAAATAATGCTAAAGCTTCAAGACGAGCCAAAGATTTCTTTAGATCTGCTGATGAAGATACGCTTATAGAAGGGTTGTCGCATTTTTCTTCACAACCGAACGTGGCTGTGCCAATTATAAGACGGGGACTGGAGATGGGTAGAGGTAGAGACATAGAGGATGTAGCATTAGCAATTGCAATGACGTTTCAAATTACAGAGTATCATAATGAGCTACCTGAAAAGTTTGTATATTATACGCTTTTCAACCAGGGTGACGGACTTCTTGTGACTTGGGGACCATTTACTGATGATTACGAAGAAAATGCTAACCGTACTTTGGAAAATATAATGAATAGCTTTGATTCTGTTAAAATAGGTGCAGATTCCGGCGGAAGGACAGGATATAATCTTACAATAGGTCAATAATGAAAAACTTTAAAGAATATTACAACTTATACCTAGAGTTCTTCGATGAGATCGACGGAGCTGTAAAGCATATTGATCATTTAGAAGAGAATATACTTAATAAAGGTAAAGCTGGTGTTATTGAGGCGTTAGAAAACATAGATGCTGCTATAGAGTACTTTGTTGGTGAAACAGATTACGCTATTTCTACTAAATTTGATGGATCTCCTGCAATTGTAGCGGGTCTAGACCCTGATGGTTTATTTTTTGTAGCAAGTAAATCGGCTTTTGCAAAAAATCCTAAAATTAACTACACACATCAAGATATTGACGATAATCATGGAGGTGGATTGGCGGAAAAGCTGCATAAAGCACTAGATTACTTACCATCTTTAGGATTAAAGGGCATATATCAAATGGATTACATGTTTGATGACCAGATTAAGTATCCACATAAGCCAAATACCATCGATGGTATTAAAAACAACAATCAATTCATTGCTTTTAAGCCAAATACCTTAATATATGCTGTATCTCCTGACTCTCCTTATGGAAATGACATAAAAAACGCACAAATTGGTGTAGCTATACACATTGAATATCAAGTAGTTAGGGGTATTTTAAAGGTTAAGAAATATACTTCATCGCCTTCTGAGTTTAAGTCGTCAAAAGATGTATTTGTGTTTAATATTTTAATTAATAAGCCTAAAAACCCCAATAAACGCATTACAAACCAGCTTTTAAGGGATGTAGATAAGAAAAAAGCAAGAATAATGAAGCTTGTTGACAAGATTGACTTCGATTCTCTAGGTCCTTACACAGATACGCTTAAGTCCTACATTAATCTAGAGGTAAGAGGTGGTGAATTCTTAGAGGATACTAATATTTCCGCTGACAAGTTTATTACTTACATAGCAAACAGACATAAAAAGCAGGCAGATAAGCTAAAAACAGAAAAAGGTAAAGAGAAAGTGCATGCTAAAATGAAAGAAGCGGTAAGAACTCTTAAGGCTCTTAAGCCTTCTGTTAAAAAAGCTCTAGATATTACTAAAATATTAGCTTCATTAAAGAATAATCTGATATCTATCTTTAATGAATTTACAAAAAATGAAGTATTAGGTACTTACCTTGAAACAGGTGATGGTTGGAAGACAACTGCACCAGAAGGCTACGCTGGATCCAGGGTCGATGATGAAGGAGCTCGAATAACTAAGTTTGTTGACAGAGCTGAGTTTAGTGCAGCTAATTTTGGAACAGGAAAGCCCGGGTCGTGAGGACTTTTAAAGAGGCATATATTAATCATAAGCAAGAACTGACTAATAGTACTACTTTTGATGATCTCAAGAACATAAAACAAGTAATTTGTTATCATGTAAGTGATTTTAATTTAACAAAAGAGTCAATCG